TAAGTAGGACCAGTCCAACGAACAGTTCCCCAAGTCTCTGGTTTAAAGATGTTACCCCTAGACTTCTTAAATTTCGCAGAAGGAGTAGCATTGATACAGAACTCACCAGTAGATTTCTCAATGTAACCCCAAGTATGACCACTACCACCGTTAGGAGTCCATCGAGTAGCAATACGAATGTATTTCATTTTCATATCAATGTAAAGAGAGTCAGCAAACTCTTTGACTCGTTCTTCTTTATGTTTAAGGATATCTGGTTCGTTAAAGAACGAATTTTCGAAGAAAGTCTCGTAAGACTCAGCAATAGTAGTAAATAGTTTTTTGATTTCAGTATTCATAGACACCTCGTTAGTTAAAATATTTGTTTCTCTCTCAATCTTCATACTTACAGTATACATGGATATCCAAGAAAAGTCAAGGACTATTCCTGGAAAAAGTCATATTTTTTTCGATAGTAAATGGAGTTTATAATCGATTTTTTCGATGATGGGTTTTATGGATTTTTAGAAATCTAGAAAATTATAAAATAGTATAACGGTTCCAGCCCCCATTGAATACTGGATGGATTAAAAGTAATGGAACTGTATAGTTGCTCTGAATACATCATCTGTGCATGACGATTCGATGTATGGTTGGTCGGTCTCTAAAAGTATCGCACGATTCTGTTTTGATTCTACTTTAGTTCCGCAAGGAAGTTTAACATAACCGTCGTTGTCATTAATCATATACAATAGTATCTTATGTTTAAACTTGTATTTGTGTTCGACTTCAAACTCTTTTACTTCACCGATAGTTCTATTAAAAAGATTTGCTCTAATCTGAACAATCGAATGTGGTTTGAGAATCTCCATAAGAGGTTTGATAGCATCGTGAAACTTACTCTGAAACCCATAGTTTCTGTAAATGTAATGACTGAAGAAAACTAAATCTTCATCGATATCATCTGTATAGACATTCCATTCAAATTTTCTGGAAAGGATTATATCGAGAATTGCGTGAAAATCATTTAGAGGTAAGAAGTTATCCTCTATACTATAATCAATTGGAACGAGTGGGTTGTTACTCGGTATCAGTATCTTTGGATCCATCTTTTCTTTTTGTCACGGGAATAAAAACACCTTCCCTATCAATGTATCCATCATTCATTAAATCAATAACAATTTGATTCATACCATCAGTATAACCTTTCTGATTACCGAAGTAATAAGAAGAACCAGTTGCGAATGCTACAAATAGTAAATAAATTGCTGTTTGATATTCTTGTAAAAATTCCATTAGTCCTCCAGTTTTTTGAGAAAGTCTCTCGTTCTCATCGCAGTAATATTTATTCCTTCGATAGTTTTAACATCACTTATATTCTCATCAGGAACAACAAAAATAAAAGTGGTCTTCTTATGTTGAGAAGCAAACCATTCTAAGTATCTAACTCTATGAAAGTTATCCTCTTCTCTAGCATGAGTTTCTGGACCATAGTTCTCGGTATTCTTAAATACATTATCTACAGAAATATCTCCAGACAGAATAAAGTCAAATCCAATACAATAAAGAACATCATGCTCATGCTCAATGGCAGTCTTCATAGCAATCATACCTGCGTTATTTCTACGACCAGTATTCTCTTCATATCTGTGTTGCTCTTCAGGAATAATTGCTTGACAGTTCTTTAATGGTAATCTTGTTTGAATCTCTTCAATCATACCATCATCAATCGCAACTAGAAAGTCTGGTTGAAATTCTCTATACAAAGCATTACAACCGTATAGAGGTGCTTGACCTTTTAGTTTATCTAATTCAATATGTTTACGAGTAACACCGTTACCAATAATTACTGCTGGATTCACCAATTTGCTCCTAAGTTAGGGAAAGCATCTTGAACAAGTTTCTTAGTCAAACCTTTATAATCAAGTTTCTTATTCTTCATCATACAAACTACTTTAGCATCACGGGGGTCTAAAGACTGAAGAAGTTCGATAAACAACATTTCTCTTCTCATTGGTTTCAGATTTGAATTAGGGTCTTTAAAGAAAAGATAGAATCTTCTGAGTTCACCTTGTAAGTCAATACAACCTTCGTCGTCTGCATCGAGTTCTTTATATGGTGGATTACCTTCTGGTAAATCCCATACAATATTAGGGTCGTAAGTATAACCCAATACTTGTTTTAATGCTGGACTACTGTAATGATGTAGAACGGCAATCTTATCCTTCTTGCTTTTCGCATTATGGACTTCTTTAAAAATATGATGAAATAATTTATTCATTAAAAGTCTCCAATCACTTCCATTAGATTTTTCAATCTGTTCTTAATAAAATAATTTAACAAACCATTTTTCTTTGGTATGTTGTAATTATAATATTTATCTAGTATCTCTTGAGCAATCTCATCAGGAACTTGTTCTAAGTCAACTAACTGTTCGTTTCTCTTATAGTTTCTGAGCATATCCCCTTCACAGAAGTCCTGAGGCTCTTGATTTAACCATTGTTCGAGTTTCTTTGATAGTATGGGTGATTGCCTTGAGTGGGAAACAATCGCACTGTCTTCACTCAATATGTTAGGCACACCGTCACCTCTATCACCTCGAATAATATGTTCTTTTAGATAAGCATGAGGGTCATCTACTCTAACCCATTTCTTTTGAATGGTTGACCACTGCTTAACATTAGCATACTTCTGTAGTTGTTGAAAGTCTTTATCACTCGATACGATTAGAATCTTTTCTGAGTCATCATTCATTAACTGAACACCAAACTCTTTAGTAAGAACACCAATCACATCATCTGCTTCTGCTTTCTCTACACGAATAACTCGATAAGGGAAGTTATCTTTAATTTCATCTCTTATCTTATTTAAGACCCCATAGACTTGATGCCAATCAATAGGCGACTCATCTCTGGATTCTTTTCTTAATGCTTTATAGTAAGGAAAGATATCTCTTCTCCAGTAGTGTCGGTCGTCAGCACAGATAACCATTTCACCAAACTCTTTACCATAATCTACTTTAATTTGTCTAAGACTATTCAATATCTGATGTCTTAACAAATCTTCATTCACTGTGGTTTCTTTCTTATCCATATTAATCATGGCGTTAGAAACCATTATTTGACTAAAATCTACGAGAATCATTCTCCATCTCCTTTGTCCATACAGCACCCATATCTGGATAGTAAACACCTACCGTTCTTTTCGGCATGCCGTCTTTATCATATGCCATCGCAATACATTGTTTAGATGTAGGGTTATTTTCTTTTTCACCCCAGAAGTCTGCTACATAATCGCCGTTAGCAAGATAGTATTCTAATTGAGAAATGTAACCTCTAATTGAACCAATCTTCGCAAGAGTGTTTTTACCTAAACCTCTACGGAAGTTATACATTTCTGCTTTGAGTAATTCTTTCTGATGTTTAATCCAACCCTTTACACTAACACGACTTAATTCGTTGTCATCAGGAAGTGCTAATACTGATGGGTGAACATTCTTATACTTTGGATTCTTTGTCGGCATTGTGAGTCTCCTCCATATCTCTACATATTAACATTAGTTGACGATACATTTTATTGTATCGGAACTCCCACTTTTGAGTCTGCTTCAATTGTTCTTCATACAATGCTCTGTAATCTGGTTTCTTCTTAAAGAGTCTGAAGACCGTCCAGTGTTTACAATGCTCAGATTTACAATTAAAGAATCGTCTGATTTTTGATATTAAATTTTTCATAAGGTCAAGTATAACATAGTGTAGTTGATAAGTCAAGTTTTTAGACTTCTATTATTATAAGCAAAAACAATATTGAGACAATATCTTTGCTTATGTTTGGTTGGACCAACGCCTTGATGAGTTGTATCACTATCGAACCCAATACACCTTCCTACTTCAGAAGGAAAAAATTCATCATCAACAATTGTTCCACCGTCATTAGTATTTAAATTTACTAAGATACTGTGATGATTTGGTTGTGGGTGGTCTATGTGTGGAGAACCTTGAGATTCACGATTATAATAATTATAGAAGAATCTTTTTACTGTTACTTGATTATATTGCCATTTAGAGAGTTCTAAAAATTTATGAAGAATATAATCAGCAAGAACATTAAATTCTTTTTGATTGGTTTCAGTTTCGTCCTCAGTGTATGAGGTTAATAAAAACCCATTATCACACTTATCGAGTTCTTTATTATTATGCTCGTGGTCGGTCGCAAATGACCAACGACCATTCTCTTTAATTTTTGATATTATATAATGACCGAAATACCCATCAAAAAGATTATCTATTACTTCAATGTCTGTAGAAGGTCTGTCCATTCTGCTGCTCTTAAATCCCAGTTATAAAAATTATCAACCCAGTTCTTTTGGAAGATTAATTTCTTCTGTAACATTTCATCTCTATGTTGCATAACTGCTGCGTAAAGATTATTCGCAAATACATTAGCATGCTCATTAATATCTTCTGACCACTGATACATTCTTGCGAAGTTACCAGTCGTTTCTGTTAGAGCAGTTGTATTAGGACAAACAATTTCACACCCAGCACTCATTGCCTCAAGTGCTGAGATACAAGAAGTTTCTGGCCATATAGAAGGGTAAGCAAAGATATGTGCTTCTTGTAACGCACTTCTAACCACATCATTTGGTTTGTAACCGTGATAAGTCATATTAGAGTGATTACGAATATCATCAAACAATTGTTCGTAAGGTTTGTCCCTTTCCTTCCAACCATATGCTTCGAATGAAGAGTAAACATCTAAATGAATATTAGGAAAATGTTTGGCAACTTCTGCCACACCTGCATAAACTAGATTCAAACCTCTGTGTGGAGTTGTATGATAAATGATACGAATGGTATCCTTATCTTTTTGTTTAAACTCAATAGGGTCAATCGCATTCTTCAATACTCTCGATTCCGCATAAGGAACACCCAATGCTAGATTATAAGTTTGTAATTGATAGTTTGATACGAACACAAGTTTAGCAAATCGTTTTCTTTGTTCGGCATCTTTTAAATGTTGGGATTCAGGGTCGTCCCAAGTATCGTGTAACCATAAAATGTTTTTCTTGTTAGGGTCTACCCAACGAACACGAGATTTAATAATGTTAAAATTGTCAAGTAAGTCATTATCAACTCTCTCATACAATGCTTTATTCATTAACTCAGTTCCACCCATAGCACCTTCATAAGTGCCATCTTTTGATGGACCGATGTCTACCGTTTCGCTATCATCAATAACTTTTAATCCCATAATTTTTCCTATATTAAAATTGAATTACATCAGTTTCTTCTTCAACCCATTTGGGTGGTGTTGAAAATCCAACTAACGAATATCTAGTAT